CTTGATCCAACCAGTAAAGCATCTGGTCTAGATATTTGATCTTCGCCTCAAGGTTGATGATCTCTTCATCTGCCTCAAGATAAGTTTTCATTTTTTCTGAAGTCTTGATGCTTGATCCAAATGGTTTAGAGGCGTAAGTCTTAGCGTCTGCTTCGCCTGAGTAATACTCACGTTTCTCTTTTACCATCTTACGGATCTGAAATTCTAGCGAGGTTTTGATCTGCTGAATGTCAGTGTAATGGTTTAAGTATTTATTATGTTGAAAAGGGATGTCTAACGCGAGTTGTCCCAAATCTGTGGTATACTGTTTGTTCTTGAACTGAAAATCAACGGCACTATCTTCTGCCCATTGTTCTCTCAAGTTTTCAAATTTATCACGAAGAGTTTCAAAATTCATAGAGGTTGTAAGGATTTATCACGAAGGAAAAACTGCTGGTGTTTAAATACAACTTCAGCAGTAATATATTCTACATCACTCATTGTAGCATCAAACTGCAATCCAGACAAAGAGACAGGAAAGATGTCTCTGAACTCTACAATAAATGCTGGATTGTATTGGGACGTAACAATGTGTAGTTGAGCATGAGTTAAGATATCGTCTTGCGGTGTTGTTCTTGCTCTTTGATCTGCATTACCAACATCACGAAGCCATGTGTGGACCGCGTTATAGTTTACCAGATCTTCATCTACAATGAAACGCACAGAAAAATCCCCGAACGTTACTCCACCACCAGGAACAATAGGCAAGTTTCTAAAAGGACTTGCTACTTCCGTGACTGGCATTGTAATGTCGGGGACATTTGCTGTTTGACAAAAGAAGTCCACTCCTTCAAACTTTTCTAGTTTAAGGAGATAACCAATTGGGTTTAAGAAATTCCTATTTTTAGGTTGCTCCTTATACCATTCAGCGGACATGTCAACTTCCCAAGCTACCTAGTATTTAGGGGTTGTTTGGATCAAGACCTAGGTCAATAAGATACTCTCTCCACCATGCTTCTTTTTGTTTTTTCCATTGCGGAACTTCACGACCTTGTTCTGAATACCATTCATATAGAGCTTCGTCAATCTTCTCTGAGATTTCCAATTGCCTAATCCTCTTCTGTAGAATGTCCATTCGCATTGATGATCTGTTCCAGTTGTTTCCGAATATCAGCTGAACGATTTTTCTCACGTTCAGAATGCTTATAACCATATTTACCATGAAAGATAAAATGTCCTTGGCATATCATAGTCATGCCAAATAAGAACAGGGTAATTACCCCTGCCCACTCTACAATGTGATATTGAGCCATGGCAATACAGGGGGTATCACTCCAATAAGTCGAAGCAGACCCTCAGCAAAAAGTGCAAGAACAATCCACCCAACACACATAGAGATAATTGAAGCATTACGATTGTGCTTTCGTATGGCAGCATCAATCATCTCCTGAACTTCTTCTTTCGTTATCGAAGGTTCGGTCTTCGTTGTGCCAAAAATCTTCCCAATCTTTTGCTGAATTTGTGACATCTTCCCACTCTGGTTCGTATAAAGGACAAGGTTCTTCCATCAACGTTTCGTTCTTCATTCTCAAAATTTCCTGATAAAGTTTGTCTAGATCCATTCGTCATCCTCCTCTTCATCATCCCATACTTCGTATGGTCCATGTTGCATACGCTTTAGTTTATCAGTCTCTGCTTTGAAGGCAGAAGTTTCTGCTAACCACAACGCAAGTTTCATTACAATGAACACCGCTGCTAACGGCGACAAACATAGTAATAGAACTAATGAGGATTGGTTCATGAACTGTATTCGTTGAGAGCATCTAGCACTTTGTTTAGAGCTTCATGTGCTCCGTCGTGCCACTCACCTGACTTGTCATGATGTTGACCGTTGTAAAGTGCTGTCTTCATTTTATAGACCCTTGAGAGCATGTCAACCTTACTCATACGACCTCTTGCCATAACTTTACAAATCATTATATACTATTTACAAAAAAAGAGGGTCCCGAAGGACCCTCCTGTGTTGTTTTGTGAACAGAGATCACATGAGGTTCTTAACAAGAACACGTCTGTAATACTGGTTCTTCGAAGCGGTGAGTGCTTCAGCATCAGGAGTACCTGCGGATGCCTCAACGAATGGGTTCGCAACCATGCCGTAGCGGGTCTTGAAGCCAATCTTAGGCTGGAAGGTCTCAGGATCGATGCTTCTGAGCATCTGGAGGGGAACATATGGGCAGTAGAATAGACCTGCGTCATATGGTGAAGAACCCTTATAACCAACAACATAGTAGTGGTTGTTGGAAACGTTAGCGGAATAAGGATCAACGTAGACCTTGATTCTGCCGTTCATGGTTCCGACTAGGAGGTTGCCAGTGTCATCAACTTCACCGATGGAAGGACCACCAGCGCCGCTTAGACCTGAGGAATAGTCGAGGGTGCCAGACATAGCGAGTGCAGAAGCAACATCAGCAGAAGTGATGATGAAGTTGCCCTTTCCTCTACGAGTTTGCTGAGCGATAGCGTTAGCATCACGCTCGATCTGGAACATTAGACCCTTGAACTTCTCAACTGACCAACGTCCGTTTGAATCAACGTCGAGGTCGAAGATACCAGCGTTAGCAACGTTGTTCTGAGCACCAGGCTTAGCAACGGTGTAAACGGTTCTTACAACTTCGCGGTTGATTTCAGCAAGGATCTCGCTGGAAAGAAGGTTAGCGAGTTCCTGCTCAGCATCAAGACCATGGATTGCCTTGAGGTCTTGTGCTAGTTCTAGAGTATACTCAGCTCTGAGTGCTCTGGTCTTAGCGGTGACCGCAGTCTTCTCGATGCTGAAATCCATTTCGTTGAATAGATTACCAGCGCCTGAACCTAGGGTCTCAGCGTCTTCTCTGGGGATATTGCCTGCTTGACGCTCATAGGTTCCGCTATCGTTGAGGAGACCAGGGTTAGCATCAGTAGTGCCGCCATCGCCAAGAGGAGCGACGGGATCGTTGTAAGCAGCAGGACCCTGCTGGTTACCAGAGAAGTTAGCATCAGGTTCGTTGTAGAGTGCCTCAGCACCTGCACGAGTGTTGTAGTGCGACTTCATCGCAAAGATTAGTCCAGTAGGACCGCTCATTGGTTGAACACCGCAGATGTCGTATGCTACGAGGTTGGGGGCAGCACGACGGATTAGGGAGATCATTACAGGATCGAAACCTGCAAGACCACCAGTCTTGGTTGTGAGACCTGAACCGCCTAGTGCATTACCACCAGCTGCGCTGATAGCACCAACAGTGCTTGCCTCGTTGATCATACCACGCTCTTCGCGTAGTTGTCTTTCTGTGTTTTCTAACAGAACAGCGGTAACAGCCTTTCTATAATTGTCTTTGATTGCGCCAGCGCCTTCATGACCTAGAACAGGTGACCACTTTTCTGTCAGAGCTTGTGCGTTAAACATTAGTTTGCTCCGATTGAAAAAGGGGGGTTATTATTTGGACCAGCGATCGAGTGCTTGGAGATACGCTGCAATTGCAGGTGATACCTCTTCGCCACCATCTACTGGGGTTTCATCAGCAACCTCTGCAGGGGCAGCGATTGATTCCTTGAAGTAGCTCTCCTTGATGGTCTTAACCTTCTTGGAGAATGCTTCTTCAGAAACAAACTCTAGACCCTCAGCAAGTGCTGCGAGTTTTTCTTTCTGAGTATCTGCAAGTCCTTCCGAAACGGTGTTCAGAATGTTTAGTTTAGCAGTCTCATTAAGACGATTTTGTAGTTTCACATTTGCCTTGACCTGTTCGTCTAGGCGCTCTTCCATCTCACGAATTGTGTCAGCCATACCTTCAACCACATCGACCTTCTCGTCGGGGATTGCGATATAGTGCTCTTCAAAGAGACCCTTGAGACCTGCAATGAAGTCTTCGGTGATCTCATTTCTGATGCCACGGTCAATAGCAACTTGATTTTGCTCCATCCATTGACCGATAGCGTAGTTCACTGTGCCGTCTACTTCCTCGGAAAGCTCTGCCTTAGCAGCAGCTACTTGCTTATCGAGTTCAGCAGCAAAGTGCTCTACAAGTCTGTCATACTCTTCAGAGATTTTTGCCTTGACAGCAGCTTCGAAAATTGTCTTTGCTTTCTCGGCAAACTCTTCAGAGAGTTCGGTGCCTTCTACTAGAGCGGCAACGTCAGCGGAAACGTCGAGGGACTCGAACGATGGTTTGATAGGATAGGTAACTGCACCACCCATCTTAGTGCCGTATGCTACATCAGCACCTACAGAAGGAGCAGGATCCTTACCAGGCTTACCAGCGGTAGAGGTTACGCTGCTATCTTGCGATACAGGTGCCGCCGCCTTAGCGCCAGGATTCTCTTCTCCATCATCATCGTGCTCGTTAGGTGTAGTGGAAGTTCCACCAAGATCTGCAGGAGCAGATTGACCAGGAGCAACCGATGGTTGAACTGTGGGAGCAGGATCTTTGCCGCCAGACTTAGCAGTCTGTGCGTCAGAGACCTGAGTAGGCTCGCTACCAGAGCCAGGAATTACATTCGCGGAAACAGTTGGCATAGGGTCGCCAGCTTCCAGAATAACCTTTTGCTCGGTAACAAACTCCTCAAATTTTTCGTTAAGCATATCTGACATTTGAGTTAACCTCGTATTTCCGTAGTAATTATTCTAAGATTATTTATAAATCAGAGTTTTCCGAGGAAATGCTCGAATGTTTTGAGCACTCTCTCTTCTAACTCACGACGCGAAGCGCCGTCAATGTATCGTTGATATTTAGCAACTTCGCGTTCTTTCAGAATTCCATTATCCCAGACCCACTCTTTGCCTTCCATGATTCCATTAACAAATGCATCGGGTGCGGAAGGGTCTGCTACAATATCAGCAGCGGTGGTTAACATGAAGTCATCTCGAACAACAGAAACATCTTCGCGCTTGTCGATGCTTCCCATTCCTCTAGAAGAAACTCCTAACTGGACACCTTCACCAAGTAAAGACTTGGCAATGTTTCCCATTGGTGTATCAAGGATTTGTGCTTTGCCAATGAAGTTATTACCTTCTGCGCGGAGACTTGTGATTCTGTGAGACACTCTATCTAAATTGATAGTTGGTCCATCAGGGTGACCGAGTTCACCTAGAGCACGCTTCGACTGAACATACTCCTCATTGTATCTCTCAACCTCACGATTAAGAACTTCAAAGGGGTACATTCTGCCATTACGGTTCTTTAGTTCCGATTGAAGAAAGACACCTTCGATATAAAGAAGTTTCTTTCCGTCCTTTTCTTCAGTAAGAATTTGAACGTTTTCAATCGTTTCCGTTATCAGTTTCATCGGTAGTTTCCGTTTTGGTAGGTTCGTCAAAGAATGTATTCGCTACAATCTTTTTGTAATCTGCCATAGCATCTGATGCTTTAGCAAATAACAAATCTTGAATTGCATCAATGGCAGCAGCTCTTTGATTGTTGCTGATTTGATCAACAATATTAACTTCGCCTTGATATTGATTTACTTCAGGTTGTTCGGACATAATAACAATTCAGTATATTTTATTTATTAGTTGGTGAAGCTTTAGGCATTTGACGTGCCTTTTTCACCTCACGATCTACGCTTGCGTCAGCAGCTTCTGCTTCTCTTTCCGCGCTATCGTCTGCTTGGATTCCTTGAATCTCTGGAGCAAATGCCGCATTCTGTCTGTCCATGGTATCGAAACTGTTGAGATCAGCAGGATCCATAACAAGACCAGAATCAATTTCTTTACGCATTTGTTTATCCATTTCTCGGATATCTTTATCAGTTTGACCTAGGATGTGCTTGCGTACATGCTCAACTGAGAAATACTTACCAACGAACGGATCCATCTGAGTGACAATACCAATACGTTGAGTTGCCATTTCAAGTTCTTTTAGTTCGTTGAAATGATTATCAAATAGATAGTCATACTGGATATGCTCTTTCATGTCATCCCAGTCTTCTGGAGTAATTACTCCTTTAAGAATGAGTTGGGTCTTGAGAATATCTTGGAAGAGTTCGCTAAATCTTTTACGTAGTCTTCCGATGAACTTGGTAAACTTGAGTTCGTCACGTAGGACTTCAGTGGTTTTACCGAGATTAAATCCTTTGTTATCGTCTGTGAGACGAGAGGGAGGAAGATTGAGAGAGTTGTAAAGCTTCTTCTTAAAGTATTCAACATCCTTGAGTTCACCAAGGTTCTGTCCGCCAGGTAAAGTTGTGATCTCAGTGCCACGTCCACCCTCTCTGCGAGGTAACCAGAAATCCTCTAGCATACTCATATGCTTTTTGTCATCACGCATCTCGCCAGTATTTGCGTCATACACTAGCTTGTTACGATAACGACTCATAACATCACGCAAGTATTGTTCTGCCTTGACCTTGGGAAGATTGCCAACATCAATGTAGAAAATTCTACGCTCGGGTGCGCGTGATAGTCTGTAGATGACAAGCGAATCCTCAATCATGCGAAGTTGGTTGAGGGATTTGATTGCCTTGTGCAAGAAACTCAAAGTCATTCGCTTATTTAAATCCTGCAAACCAGAAGGAATAAAGGTGATGGAATCAACCGCCATCTTTACGCCTTGTGACAAAGACATATCACCAACTGGTCCCAGAACACCTCCTTTGTAAAATCCTTTCGGATTGTACAAATAGTAATCAACAAACGTACCATATTCATACTCCAACGCTGTGCCCTTGATTGCTGCACGGGCAAGAGAATCTTTTGGCGTGTTATCGATTTTTTGTCGAACTTTTTTAATCTTTAATGGATCAACGTATCTAAGTTCTGTAATTCCTTTTTTGGGATTATCTAAATCGATAACTTTGTGATAAAATAGTCTGCCATCAATATACCAAGTTCTGATAATCTCGTGTGCGCGATTATCAAAATTCAATAAACGTTTGATATATTCAAACTCATCTCTAATTTTTTTCTTTACTCCCATACCAACATCTAGATTGTCTAGGTTGATATCTACAGGGGAGTCATTACAATCACTGACAATAAACTCGTTAACAACTTCGTCAACTGCGCTATCCACCTCTGGGTGAATTGCCATGTCACGATAACGACGGATCATCTCAAACTCATTACGAGCTTGATTGTCCGTATCTACATAAGTTCCATAATACCCACCAGCGGCTACGGCGATGGGTTCATCAGCAGAAGGAGGGACGGGGGATTGACCCCTCTGCCCCTCCTTTCTGTTAATCTGGAAGCCAAAAAGTTGACTCATGATTAATCTACAATAGTTGAGCGTTCAACTATTTATCAGACCACAGGAATGCTAGAAACGCCGCCGCGAGATCCAGGTGCTGCAGTGAAGAACGAATACTGCCACTCAACTGTGAATTCTTCAATCTGATCATTGCTGTCATAAGCAAGATCGATAGCAGAAACGTTGGTTGGGAAGCAATGGTGCAATTCATATGTTCTTAGAATTTGACCATTCTCACTGGAGTCCTTCTCAAGTTGATGAACCTTGAGATTCGCCATGTATTCACCAGGAGTGAATAGTGCGGAAGTATTAGCTTCGTGAGTGTTAAGTTGGTTCGCCCACTGCTCGAAGAAAGCACGGAGTTTAAAGTCCTTATCATTAAAGAAGGTTGCAGACCAAGTATCGAAGGTTCTGTCACCTGCGATCTTGACTGTTCTTCCTCTGAAAGGAACTTCAATAACACCTAGGTTAGAACCAGGTAGTGCTGCAGACTTACACATCATGCTGCTTAGATCTGCATCGTCGGAACCTTTGTTTAATCCAGAAGGAAAAACGATTTCGACTTTAAACATATTGGGCTTAACGCCTTGCCCAATATTACTGAGAAACGTAGATACGTTATTAGAAACTGCCATTGTTGTTTACCTCTAATTTGTTTGCTGTTAATCTATAAATTATCTACCGACAACTTCTGCGAAGCTGACGCCCGTTCTTGTAGCAGTTACAGTAACTGTTACGTAGTTAATAGAGCGAGTAGGCTTGAGATAGAGTTCAGCAACAAACTCATTACGGTCAATAACCTCTGGAGTATTATTGCTATCGTCACAAACAACCAAGAAGTCGGTTACACCTCTGCGTGCTTGTACTTCAGAAAGATAAGAAGTAATAGCGGCAGTAAAGTTGCTACGAGTTGTAGAATCGTTCTGCTCGAAGAGAACTCCTCTTGCAAGATCTCTTGCTCTCTTCTCAACATTAAGGAAGAGACGACGAACGTTGATGCGATCGAATGCGGAAGGAGATGCAAGTGCAGTCTTGTCACCGAATAGTGTTGGACCACCGCCAGGGAAGGAAACAATAGGATTGATTCTGTTCTGATAGAGTTCGTCTCTATCTGCCTGATTGGGATTGTATGCCAACTTAACTACGTTACGAACACCACCGCGTGCTTGACCTGCTGGAGAGAACCAGTCGTCGAGGATTGCAGAAGTAGCAACACATAGACCAGCAACATCACCGTTGCAACCGATGTAACGATACTTGTCGTTAAAACGATCATAGGTGTACTTAATACCACTATCAAATACAGCGTAAGAAGTAGATGCTAGACCATCAAAGAATGCAATTGTGTTATCTCTCTGTGCGCTAGATGCTAGAGCAACGCCACCAGAAGCAGCAACTTGGTTGCCAACATATGGAGAAAGGAATGCTACGCAATCTTTTCTGCTATTTGCAACGCCAAGAACTTTACCTGCTTTGTTGAGAGTATCAGACTCGCTGCCCATGGAACCGCCCATGAGTACAAAGTCAACTGTGGTTGCTTCTGTATCTAGGAACATGTCATATGCATCACCAATTTCTCCAGTAGTATAACCGTAGTCATCAATACCACCAGATAGTCCATGATCGATATCAAGAACTAGTTTTAGTTTTAGACCGCTGGATGCAGTTGCTCCGTAAGAAGAAGCTGCGGATCCCCATGCTTCACCGTTTCCTTGAAGATCACCAGAAGCAATTTCAGCGCCAGAATAAATGTAACGGGAATAATTGTTTAGAGCATCTCTCCAATAAGTAGAAGCACCTTCAGCAGACTTAGCATCAGACAACTTAGAAAGATATGTTTGTCTTTCTAAAATTGTATTTGTGCTTTCGTCAATAACAGCAACGTGTACTTCATCCCACGATAGATAACGCTCAGCAGCGTATGCAGAAGTGCCAGGACGTGGACCAATTGCACTTAACTTAAGACCTGTGTTTGCAATTTCTGTATTAGCATACCAAGGAACTGTAGTAATTCCATTAGTAGATGCCTTAACACCATCAGTGTTAATAATTGCAATTGTGTTTGTATCAATAACTGTGTGTACTTCGTGGTTGTTAGTACCATCGTTGTAGGTAGCACCTACAGTTAAACCGTGACCTGCAACTGTTGCAATTTCATCAGCACCACGGTCAACAATTACTACCAAGTAGTTGTTGCCGTCAGTACCTGCGTAACGTGCAGCGAAAACCTCAGAGGTTACGCCTGCTTCAAACGCTGCTTTATCCTTGATTAGAACACCAGTTCCAGTTGCTGTTGCATTCTTAACTCCTGTTTCTGCGCGAACAACGGCTAGTCTGCCGCCATAGGCAAGGAATTCAGAAGCAACCAACCAGTCTGCTGCATTCTCATCAGTTGGAGCACCAAAAGTATCTAACAATTCTCTCTCACTGGAGACAGAAGTAATAGATCCTACTGGACCAGTGCGGAATGTGCTAGCAAATGCAGCAGTTACCTGCGATGCGCCAACGACAACAGCATTGGATAAATCACGTTCTTTAATTACAACACCAGGCGAGACTTGACTTGCCATGTTTTATACCTCGTAAAATCCAAATTTATCTGTAAGTATTTAGATTTTTGGATCTTTCAAAGGTGGTGAACAATGCATGAACTACCAATCTGGGTATTCCCATTTATCCAAAACAGCACTAGTCATCCTACTAGTAACTACTCTGACAATAGTACACGACTTACACTCGTATGCATATGCTGACGGATGACCTTTCTTTGATTTTCTTGTTAAGTAAAATTCTGTAAGAAGATCTTTCTTCTGTCCGCAAGTTCTGCAGACTCGTTCCTTAAACAATAAATGTTCTAGTGAAAATTGATCTCCTAAATCCATCAGTAATTCCACATGTAACTTACTTCTTCTTGTTTATCTCCGTACTCCCAGAGATTTCCATCTGCATCAACGAAAGTGTCATCTCCCATGCCATCATCGATAAACCCAAAAGGAGCCATATCTTGCTCAATCTGATTACGTTGCTCTTCATAGATCCTCCTTCTGACATCTTGATCTGTCATCTCTTTGAAGTATTCTTGCATGACTAACCATGCAAAGAGAACCATGCACATCACGAGGTCATCATGATATCCTTCGTCTGCTTCCCACGCTTGTTTCTTTTGAACAAATGTGGTAAGCTCTTGGAAGATCTGGAAGTCGTTGAACAATAACTTGTCTTCCTCAATAATTGCTTTGAGGTTAGCGCAACCAATCTTCTTGACGGTCACGCTCATCTTCACACCTAGTTGTGTTTTGTTTCCTGAGAAACCTTGTCCAACAATCTGACCAGCTCTCCCTCGCATCGCACACATAAGGACGTTAGGATATTCGAGATCGTAGTTGAGAGTAGCAGCAATACTATCGCCAA